GAAAAGATGATTGTTCCTTTCTTGACTAAACTCCATTCAACCGGAGATAAAGAATACATATATTGGCCTAACCGCAAACCTGCAATAGAAAAACAAATAGAAAAGATATTGAAATTAACTAGAGATTGATTATGAGTGCAACGGTGATTATACCTACAACGGGTTCAAGTGATTTATTACAGGCAGTAAATAGTGTATTAAATCAAACTTATCCAACAGACTGTTATGTTGTTATTGATGGTAAAGATAATGTAGTTAAGACCATAGAACTTTTGGGAGATTTGGTAGAAAATGATAGATTACATACTGCAATTCTTCCTATTAATGTTGGCGCTAATGGCTTTTACGGTCATCGTGTATATGCGGCTTTCACTCATTTGGTTAATACTGATTATGTTTTATATTTGGATCAAGATAACTGGTTCAAACCTAATCATGTAGAATCTTGTATTAAAACATTACAAGAAAAGAATTTGGACTGGTGTTATTCTCTCCGTGATATCTATGAAGATAATGACTTTATTTGTCATGATGATTGTGAATCCCTAGGTAAGTGGAAAACTTATCATGGAATGAATCATGTGGACACTAATAGTTATTGCCTTAAAACAGAAATTGCGATAAGATTAGCATCTGCATGGCATGGTGGTTGGGGTCAAGACAGAGTGTTCTTACAAGCAGTATCACAATATTTTCCCAAATACGATTGCACAAATGAATATACAGTAAACTATCGTGTTGCTGGTAATGCAGGTTCCGTTACTAAAGAATTCTTTATTAATGGAAACAATATAATGAATGACAAATATAATGGAGATTTCCCATGGCGCAAAAAGACCTTATCATCGGTGCCTTCACAAACTATAACTATAACCAGCTCAAACCTTGGGTAGAATCAATTGACGAATGTGGTTTTACTGGCGACAAAGTTATGGTCGTTGGTAATGCCTCACAAGATACAATTGGTGAGTTAATCAAACGCAACTTCATTGTTGTGCCAATGCCTAACATTAATAATGTTCCGGTACACGTTTTAAGATTTTTAGGAATTTATCAATTTTTAAAAACTCAATGGACAAACTATCGTTATGTGGTAACAACAGATGTGAAAGATGTTTACTTCCAAACAGACCCCACTTTAGTATTTGAAAATAAGTTTTTTCAAGAAAATAATTTAAAGTTGGTTGTTGCATCCGAAGGTTTAAAATATAAAGATGAACCTTGGGGTAACGAAAACTTATTTCAAACTTATGGTCCTTATGTGTATGAAGAATTCAAAGAAAATGAAATCTTCAATGTTGGAACATTCGGTGGTCATGCTGAGTATGTTAAAGATATGGTTTTCAACATCTTCACTAATGCGACCAACAGGCCAATTCCTATCGTTGACCAAGCAGTATTCAATGTCTTGATTAATACACAACCATTCAAAGATGTTATTTGGTATACACATGATTGGGCTTGTGAATTAGGCACAGTTATGGATCCATCCAAGATTGAACAGTTTAGACCTAATTTATTGTTTAGTGAGCCAATTTGGAATGGCGAACAAGTAATGGTACCACCACTAGGTGTGACACCTTTTCCGGTTGTTCACCAATATGATAGAGTTCCAGAATTGCGTAGTTATATCATGACTAAGTATAATCAGGAAGACCCAAATAATTATTTTGTTTATAGGACTTGAAATGAATTTTGAACAAGAATATTTGGATGCTTGCGGTCGTTCTACCGATATTAATGAGCATCTACCCACACTATCAGATTTAACTTCTGAATGTAATCATGTAACAGAACTTGGAGTAGGTTGGGCTCAAAGCACCAGAGCCTTTTTACGACATGATGTTACAATGCATAGTTATGAATATATGCCGCAACCTGGCATTGAAGATTTTTTTAAACAAGCAAAAGAATCTGGTCGTAATGTAACTCTCCATATTGCAGATACTCGTAAAGTAGAAATTGAACCTACTGATTTGTTATTTGTTGATAGTTTACATATCTACGAACAGGTGCAAAAAGAACTAGAACTACACGCAGATAAAGCCAAGAAATATATTGTGTTTCATGACACAACATCATTTGAACATAACGGTGAGTTTGGTGGCCGTGGTATTTGGCCAGCCATCCAAGAATTCATCGATTCACATCCAGAATGGCAGATGAAACATCGTTACACTAACAATAATGGTCTAACGGTGTTACAACGTGTCTAATATATCTTTCTTTCATCTCGCTTCAATTTATCCTAAAGCAACCTCAGAAATAGTTAAAAATGTTAGGATACATCATCCCAATGATTATTATTTTTTGGGTGTAGATAATACTTTTAGTTACCAAACGGTTGCCGATACATACAAAACTGATTACAAATACTACCATACTAAACTTGGTGGACCAAAAGAAGATTATGGTTATCGTTTAGATGGTACAATAGAATTTTTAAATAGATTCAGAACTGCTTGCCTTTTATCCAAGTCATCACATATAATCATGATGGAAGATGATGTTCTAATTAACAAACCCATTACAGTTAATCCTGAATGGGAACACGCTTGTGCCGATACAAAGATTGGTAATCATATTCCTGAAACTGTAATTGAAATGATTGAATTACATTCAGGCAAAAGACCAACATTCACACAATATGGTGCAGGCGGTGGTTCAATCTTTAAAGTATCTACATTCTTAGATAATTTTGATACGAATATTGCATGGTTTGAAAAATACTTTGATATGATTCAGATGGTTTATCCAACGATTGGTTATATCGATTGTTTCATGAATGTATACTATTGGCTGGCTGGTAAAGATTATTCAGTTAATCCTCATCGTGCAGACACACACAATCATCGGCCAGGATTTGATTATGAAACCTTTATAAGTAATCAACCACCCGAAATTGAAATTATCAACAATTATAAAAAGTATTATTACGAATGACATTACTAGAACTTTATGAGCAGAATCGTGACAAATACTTAGATACCGATAAAGAATATCCATCACATCACTATATTAGTAAATTTTATAGTGACAAGTTTGATAAATTTAAAGAAGAAAATATAAACATATTAGAAATTGGCGTTGGTTCTGGTGGAAGTTTATTGTTGTGGAATGATTTTTTTTCATATGCTTTGATTTATGCACTTGATATTGGTTCGAGTTTTGATAGTAGATTTGAGAAATGTAAAGAAAATGTTAAGGATGTAAGAAAAATATTCTTAACAGAATCGGATGCTTATCAAAAAGAAGTTGCCGATAAATTACCAAACTTTGATATTATTATTGATGATGGTCCGCACACATTTGAAAGCCATATTAAATTTTTAGAATTATATTTGCCAAAATTAAAATTAGGTGGTATTTTGGTAATTGAAGATATTGGTAACATTGAGTGGGCCGAAGAATACAAAAAATATGCTGGCGATTATAAGCATTATATTGTTGACACGGACCGTAATTTGGAGTATAATAACCTTTTATTTGTAATAGAAAAATTATGAACGATATTACTATTGTAACAGCTTTCTTTGACATTGGCCGTGGTGAATGGAGTCCTGATAGAGGATTACCACACTATCTACAAAGAACAAACGACACCTATCTACAACGATTTGGTCACATGGCTAAACTTGAAAATGATATGGTTATCTACACATCTAAAGAATTTGTGGATGATATCAAGTTTTTAAGACAAGATAGACCAACACAAATCTTTACGCTTGATTTTCCTAATAGTTTTAAGAAACTAAAAGAAGAAGTTCAAAAGGTTCAACGTGATCCTGAATATCAAGCCAAAATCAATCCCATGCAAGTAAAAAATCCAGAATACTGGAATGCTGACTATGTTGTTGTTAACGCTCTCAAATCATCCTTTGTCAAACGAGCAATCGATTTAAAAGTAATCGATACAGATTTGGTTGCTTGGTTAGACTTTGGTTATTGTCGTGACGAATCTACACTTGACGGTGTTCGTTTCTGGCAATATCCATTTGATAAAGAGAAGATTCATTTCTTTAATATTAAAGATTGGCAAGAAGGCACATTCATTCAAGATGTAATTTCAAATAATGATGTGCATATTACTGGTCCTTGTATTGTTGCTGATAAAAAGAATTGGCCAACATTAGAAGCTTTAGTTCATCATTCTATAAATGAACTATTAAAGAATAATCTTATTGATGATGACCAAACATTATTATTGATGGCTTACCTACAAAGACCTGAATTGTTTGAATTGCATCCTGTTTCGAATCAAGATTGGTTCGTTGCCTTTAGAGATTATAATGCTGATACAAATTAATTGTACCGCCAATCTTGGCGATTTTAGTAATGCTTTACCTGTAATATCAGGTATTTCAAAATACATCAATGATCCAATAGACTTGATTATTCGTGGTGAAATGCGTAAGTTTGTTGGCATCAAAGAACTTCTATTGTATCAACCATGTATTAAGTCGGTAGAATTTGATGATGAAGTGTTCTTTAATGGTGCAATGAATCTAAGTTCTTGGACTCGCATGGACCAAGAAGATAAAAACAGGCCAATTGAAACTTGTCGTTATGAAAATTGGGTTAATGACAATTACAGAATGATGTTTGAAGTTGATGATGACTTTGAATTGTTGGTAAGACAAGATGAACCAGTAGAAGATATACCTAACAAACATATCATTGGTGACAGATGGAATCATCCAACGATTGACACACGAAGAAAAACACAAGTAGTTAAGGATGGCGCAAATCCTGATCCTGAAAAAGTTTTTTATTTGGATTATAATGAATCACTAATGCATAATCTCAGTATCATTAAAAATAATCCCAATCCATTTATTACTACTTTTACTGGCATCGGCATTCTTGCTGACTTGATGAATAAAGAAACTATCGTATGTTGGGATGAAGATATGAGAATGTGGGATGGTCATCCTGTTGAATATGACTTCATTCGACATTATTATGGCAACAGAAAATCAAAATTAGTTTATGTAAAGGACTTAGTATTATGACACTACCATCAGCTGTACCACACGAAATTATTGACAGTTTAGTTAGATTAGCTTCTACTGCACCAGAAGGAAACTTTGTTGAAGTTGGAGTTTATCAAGGAGGAACTGCATGGCATCTAACTCAACTAGCACAAAAACAAAATAGAAAAATCTATTTGTATGATACATTTAGTGGAATTCCATTCAAAGGTGATTTAGATTACCACAATGTTGGAGATTTTAGTGATACTAGTTTTGAAAAAGTTCGTGATGCATTACCGTATGCAACAGTAGTTGAAGGCCTTTTTCCTGATAGTGCTGTTGAAATGGAAAAGATTGCTTTTGTGCATTTAGATTGTGACCAATATCAATCTGTTATTGATTCATGGAACTTCTTAAAAGATAAATTGGTTCCTGGTGCAATCGTTTGGTTTGATGATGCAGTTGGTGATTACAATTATCAAGGTGTTCCTGGTCATGTTAATGGTGCAGATTTTGCCATGAGAGAACTATTTGGTAAGAATTTTAAAATTGCTGATTGTGGAAAACCTTACATTATCGTATGATTCTTAATATCAATAAAGGAACTTTTGGTGATGTGATACGCAATGGTGATTTAATTGCTGTTGCAAACATCGTTGAATATTTTAGAAAACAACCAGAGTTTCCTAATGTTAAATTCTTTTTGATGCCTGATGCAATAGGTTCTGCTGATTACATTCAAAAGTTTTATCAATTCTTAATTAAAAATACAGATTATTTTTCTGATGTTCCCGGTGAAAAGTTTTTGTCTTGGCAAAAATTAAATGTTTGGGACTTTCGTGATATTTGTGGTGATTTGGTAAAAATTAAAAATCCTTTGATTCCAGAAAAAAAGATTGTTGTATTTCCTGTATTCGATGCACCATATAATGCATGGAGAAATTGGCCAAAAGAAGTATTTGAAAAAATTCTTGCAGAATATGATACTGAAGAATATAAGAATTATGAAAAGATTGTTTGTCTTTCGGATAAGATACAAACAAATGGTATGATAGGAAACTGGAAAGTTTCACAAGATTTTATGACCAATATTTACCACATCATGTCTGCCGAAACGTATATCGGTGGTGATACTGGTACCTCACATTTCGCATGGGCGCTTGACAAATCACCTCGAAACCTGATATACTATAGCTCCAGTAGGGGATTGGTACATACTTTACCATTTTATGCATTAGAGGGTAAGGGTAAAATCAAAAGTTATTGGTTAAATTTTGAGGGTGGATGGTCTCCTACAACATCTAGTTTGTAAATCCAACATTTTTAAACACTATGTATCGAAGCCAATCTTTCTAGGTTTTGGACCAGAAAGATTGGATGTTGTATAAATAACTAAACCAGCAACCAAAGTGTGTTGCGTATCAGAAGGAAATTAATGCAGTCATTTAAATCTTTTCTCTTAGAAGAATCTGAAGCCGAAGGTGCAAAACTTAAGCATATTACTCATGCTGAAGATAGACCTTTGCAAAGTGGTTCTAAAGGATTTGAACACGCATATAACGCTCTGAACACAGCACACCAACACGCAAAATCTAGTGGTCATTCGACCCACCTTACAATGAAGTATGATGGTTCACCAGCTGTAGTGTTTGGTCACCATCCAGAAACAGGTAAGTTCTTTGTGGCATCTAAATCTGCCTTCAATAAAAATCCAAAGATTAACTATACACATAAAGACATCGAGAAGAACCATGGACACGCTCCTGGTCTCATGCAGAAATTACACGCATCTTTAGACCACCTCAAAAAGATTGCACCTAAAACAGGCGTATATCAAGGGGATTTGATGTATACGCATGATGATTTGGTTCATAAAAAAGGTGGTAAAATATCATTTACTCCAAATACCATTACTTACACAGGTAAAGGTGATGAAGCGAATAGAATAGGTGATTCCAAAATTGGTGTTGTGGTTCATACACAATACCACGGTAAGACTGTCGATTCTATGGCAGCAGACCCACATCCAGATTTACACAATTTTCAACATCATCCAGACGTATGGACAAAACATCCTGCACATGACACTTCCAAAATCGATTACAACGAAAAAGAACAAAGCCTTTTCCAGAAACATATGGAGGCGGCAAAGAAAATTCATGACGATAACGGTGAAAAGATGTATAAGGCGACCGAACCACACCAGGGTCCTGGTAATCATTTAGAAACTTATATTAATCATACTGTTAGAACAGATGAGAAACCTACTGCTGCAGGTTTAATTAAACATATTAATAGTAAATATCAAAAAGCGGCTGAAAAATTAAAAACACCTGTGGCTCAAAGTCGTAAAGAAAAAGAAGCACAAAGTCACGCTGAACATATTGAAAAAAATAAAGAACATTATAATAACCTATTAAGTATGCACAACCACTTACAAAAAGCAAAAGATGTATTGGTTAGAAACTTAGAAAAACATACAGGCGACCTGGAACATCACATAGATAATAAAAAGACTGGTCCTGAAGGATTTGTTGTTCATCATGCAGGAGAACCTACTAAATTGGTTAACCGTAAAGAGTTCGCAAAAGCAAATTTATTAAAAGTTAGAAAATGAAATCATTCTTAGACATACTACAAGAAGAAAAAAGTGATGAACATCACCATGTGATGGCTTTTGGTCGCATGAATCCTCCAACTACTGGCCACCTTAAACTTATTGATAAGGTTAAAGAAGTTGCACATAAACATAATGCTACACATTCCGTTGTAGTTTCTCATACACAAGATTCTAAGAAGAATCCATTATCAGGTGAACAGAAACTTAAACATCTAAAGAGATATGATCCAGAAGCACATTTTGAAACTTCTACAAAAGAACATCCAACATTCTTACACCATGCAGAAAAGTTACATAAAAAAGGTGTAACACATCTACACATGGTTGCAGGTTCAGACCGTGTAAAAGAATATAAAGAAAAATTACACCAATACAATGGAACACATAAAGGTGCATTGTATAACTTCAAGAAGATTACCGTTCATTCTGCTGGTCATAGGGATCCTGATTCTGAAGATTCTACCGAAGGTATGTCTGGTAGTAAGATGAGAGAACACGCCAAGAATAAAAACTTCCATGAGTTCCGTAAAGGTGTTCCATCTCATGTATCAGATGCTCATGCAAAAGAATTGATGCACGATACTCGTAAAGGTATGGGTTTACATGAAGATGTTGACCGTGGTCTATTCAAAGCAATCTTTGTAACTGGTGGTCCTGGTTCTGGTAAAGATGTTATCATCCGTGAAGCTATTGCAGAAGGTCGTATTGCAGAATTGAATTTTATTCAAGCAAGAGATTATTTGGGCGATAAACATAAACTATCTGAACACACTAAAGACTTCCGCAGAGAAGCAATTAGAAATCGTGGTCCATTGATTATTAATGGTCCAGCAGATGATAACGAAAGAATATCTCAAATCAAAGAAGAACTAGAAGAATTGGGATATGAAACCATGATGGTATTTGTTGATACTTCCGATGAAGTAAGTAAAGAGAGAAATTCTCTACTTAGTAGAATGATGATGGAATCTGTAAGGCAAGATAAATGGGTTAAATCACAGAGAAATACTAAATATTTCACGGAAGCCTTTAAGAATTTTGTTCCTTTTGATAATACTGGTGATATCCAAAATAAAGAACACGATATTCACCAAGTATATGATTTGACTAAAGAATTTTTAGACTCAAAAGTGACAAATGAAACGGCTTTGGATTGGTTAATAACTAATCATAAGTCTTATATTAATTACAAATTGGATTCATTATTTAAGGAAGAAAAAAATGTTCAAACTCATAACAGGTTTATTCAAAAAATCAGAGCCAAAAACGGAAGAAGTGGTAGTAGCTCCGACAGCAGAAGCAAGCGTGTCATCAACGACAACAACAGTCCAGTCCAACAACTTGCCAGAAAGTTTGGAAAACAAGACGACATCCGTGACGGAGATATCGCTTCAAATTCAAGCTACACCTTCCGAACCTACGAAAGCAAAGAAAGTAGCAGACTTTCCGGTGAAAAAGACTACCAAACCAAAGGCGTCACCGTCAAAATCGGCAAGTCGCCCAAAGAGCCAAACTTCCAAAAAGACAACGACAAAGAAAAAGTAAGAAGGCGTGGTGACCGGTCAGGTAAGAAAACCGATTCCGGTCAACCAGATGGTTTAAGTCCTACATGGAACTCAAGAACTAACGGTGAAGGTCTAACAGGTGGTGCAGGTTTAGGTAACCAAACTTATAGTGAGAGTGAATGTTATAGTAACGCAAGTCCTGCTAGCACAGCAATGCCAGCAGGCGTCACACCAAATCCACTAAGTAGTGATTATGCTACTAAGAGAAAAGATTTTAAAAAGTTTAGAAAAGAAGCAATGGATGATCCTGGCACCGTAGATATGGGTGTTGGTGGTACTCTAGGTGGTGCATCAAATAAAGAACCATTGATAACACCAAATGATAACAAAATTCGTGCAACGGATGTAATTAAAAAGAAAAAGAAGAAATAACGGAGAACAAAATGTTTACAAAAACTAAAGTAAGTCAATCAATGTTGGATGCTGTTAATAAGGTTTTGGAAGAAAATAAGCGTCTAATCAATGATGCTGAAATTGATGAAACAGGCTTTCATAAGGCAGCACACGCAGCCAAAAAGTCTGGTCAAACACATTTTGAATTCCAAGGTAAAAAATATCCTGTTACTGCAAAATCTCATGCAGAAGCTATTGAAATGGACGAAGCAACTTCAGAAAAAGTACCTACTTCAACAGGTATGAAAGTATATGGTCACCGTTATGGTAACGCAGCTAAAGCACACCGTGACCAAACTAAACACTCAGTTGATGATGTTAAAGAACCTAAGAAAAAAGATATTGATAAAGAAAAAGATGCACACCTTTATGTAAAAGATACTGGTCAACATAGAAATTATAAAGTCCATGCTGGAAAATATTTTTCTAATATGGATGACAATAAGCCAACAAAAGGTAAAGAAGAACCACGTTACAAGAATGAAGAAGTTAAAGTAAACGAAGAAGGTGATTGTGTTACTAAACCTGAAGCAAAAGATATTGCTAAAAAGGAAGTAAAAGGTCACGAAAAGAAAATGCACAAAGAAGGTTATTCTTTCAAAGACAAATTGGTTGAAACACTCCGCCGTTCTGATGTTCCTGCTTATCTCCGTAAAGCAAAAGGTGAGAAACCTTTGACACCAGATGAAGTTAAAGCACCAAAGAAAGATACAATCTCTCATTCAGACAATCTTGCTAAAGCACGCAACGAAGAAGTTGAATCCTTAGAAGAAAAGAATTGGATTGCTGGTGCAATCAAGAAACCTGGTGCTGAAACTGCTGCTGCACATAAAGCAGGTATGTCTGTTCAAGCATATGCACACAAACACGCACATGATTCTGGTAAAGAAGGTAAACGTGCTCGTTTGGCTATCACATTAAAGAAATTACACAAAGAAGATATTGAAGAAGTTGAATTAGATGAAATGATTAATGAAGTTTTATCTAAAGATGCTACAGCTGGTGATTGGATTCATGACTTTGTTCATTCTAAGAATCCTAAGTTTGCTGGTAAATCTAAAGCAGAACGTAAGAAGATGGCTTTGGGTGCTTACTACGGCAAACAAAACGAAGAAATGGTTAATGAAGCTGAAGTAGTAACCTCTCCAGCAAATACAACCGAAGTTACTACCGATATGTTAAAAGGTCGTGTAAAAGGTGGCAAAGCAAATTCATTCAAAAGTTTTAAGTTACAATTAAAAACCGATGGTGAAATGAAAGCACCTGAAATCGAAAAGGGTGAAGATACTAGAGAGAAACAAAAGATTTCTACCAATCCTGGTCCAGTTGATATTAAATTTGATGACAAGTTGGGTCATCCAACCGTTCAATCACATTTCTCTGATGAACAACACATTACACATGAAGAAGTTAAACCTGTATTAAAACATATTCGTGATAAAGAAGAAACTAAACACGATAAAGAAATTGATGACTTCAAGAAGAAAGTGGTACAAGAAGGCAAAATGAAAGCCATGGCAACTGACAAGGATGAAGATGAAAGGCTTGGTTCTTGGCACAAAGAAACTCCATGGAAAGTTTCAAAAGGAACTGTAACAGATAAATCTGGTGCAAAACATACACCAATGTCCCGTGCAAAAGATTTGGCTCGTCAAGCATTCAAAAAAATTAAAAATGAAACAATGATGGGTAAAGCAGGTACTACATCTGAGAGTAAAAAGAAATGGTAAAAAAACTAAAAGAACTCCGTGTCAATTCTACTCCTGGTAGTAAATTTGGTACGGATCCTTTGAATCCTTGGAGTACCAAATCGGATATTACCGAGGCCTCAGAGCAAGAACTGTTACACAGATATTTAAAATCTAGGGGCATTAATCCACAGTTTGTTTCAAAACAAACTAAGATTGCTCATTCAAAATCTGGTGCATATCTTTCTTGGAGAAAGAACCATGAATTTGATGAATCTGTAACTACACAATCATCACCATTTGAAATTAAACGTAAAGAATTGAGAAAATCGGTTCAAGCACATAAGGTTCTTCCTTCTGATGTTTCATCTGATGGTATGCATACTGAAGCTAAAACCATTCAAGGTACTGCATTGGATAAGTTCCGTCAAGCTGCAGCCGAACGTGAAAAGAAACACTATGAGTTACAACAGAAACAATCCAAAGATGGTTCTGGTATGTCCTCTGCTATTGACCGTTTGGAAAAGCATTTGAATAAAGAAGAAGCTGAACAGATTGATGAAATCTCAAAATCTACATTGGCTTCTTATAAAGACAAGTCTACAGCCAGTCTTAAAAATGCTCAAGCAAACCGTGATGCCGCTGAACATGGTAAACATATGTCCAAAGGTTTTGCTGATTTACATAAGAAATCTGATGAGATTGCCAAGAAACGTGTTAAGGGACTCAAAGGTTACCTACAACGTAAAGTAGGCATGAAACCAGTAAGTGAAAATGTATTGGATTCACAAGCCGCAACCGAGGCACCAGTAGGTCCAGGTGAAATCTCTGCTGACCAACCATCTATGTACCGTAAAAAAGAACTATCCAAATCTGCTCGTATGATTAAGGCCTTATACAAGAAAAAAGGTATGTCAGAAGAAATGTATGATTGGGAGAAAGACGATAAGGCACAGTCTTATGGTAAGAAACCAAAGATTTCTAAACCAGAAGAAGATGGTAAAAAATCAGATGGAGATGATGCTAGGATTGTGGTGAGTGGTGGCAAAACATTAACTGGTGAACCAAGAGATACTATTGAGGTTGATCCATTTATGAAGAAACCTAAAACCAATGCACCGGATGACTTTGAGAAGCCAACCAGTAAAAAAGACCACTAATAAAAAAGATAAATAAAACATAAACCAAGGCTAATAAGGAGAAAAAAATGCCAGCATGGGGAAATACAGACAATCACAATCAAAAGCCAAAATGGCCTGCTGAGCGTGAAGTAAGACAAGTAGTTAGCTTAACAACAGCTAATACAACCGTTACAGGTAACACCGTAGTTACATTATCATACAATGATGGCGCACAAAATAACGTTGCTAACATTGGTGTTGCAGTAGGACAATATGTTTATTTTGTTTCTGGAACTGCTGGTAACGGTACTCCAGGATTCTTTGCATCTAATACACAAGTTGCTTCTATTAGCGGAAACAACGTAGTATTAACAAATGCATCATTTAACAATACTCCTGCAGGTGCCGTAGTTACTTTTGATAAAGCAATCAACTATGCACAATCTGGTAATAGTGCAATTAACTATAACCAAGACACAGTATTAGTTACTACAACTCGTTTGGCTAATGCCGTTTTTGCTGGTTCTTCACAATATAGCAATACTGCATTATCTATTTCTGGTGGTGCAGCTGCTCATGCTGGTTGGGTTAAAGCAACAACCGGTGTAGGTGGTCGTGCAGGTCGTGTTCAAACTGAAGTATTGGTTGCATTAGCAAACGCATCAGCAACTATTGCAGTTTCAGGAAATACAAGCAATTCGTTGACATATTACGCTGGCGTGTAATGTTTCGTTTTAACGAATTTGTAAGAAATGGCGGAGATGACCTAACAGTTATCTCCGTTTCTTCTCTTAACATAGAAGAAATTAACGAGGAACTTAATCATTCATTAAGTGAATCAAGTGTTAACCCATATCGTGAATGGGGAAATGCAACAAGAACATTATCGTTATTTGGAATTGACCTACCTAAGGTAGTATTTGAAGATTTGGATGAGGGTGAAGAAATTGTTATCCTCAATTGTGAAGGTACTGATTATTATTTTTATTACTGTTTTTATTTGAATGAAGAAGGTTCTTACGAATCATTCGCCACAGTAACAGACGAATCAGGATTGGAAGAACTACTAAAAGAAGAATAATAATGTTTGATGATTTGAGTGAAGAAAATTTTATGTTATATGCGATGAAGTCTTACACTTCTCCACATTGCGTAATGTCAGAATTTGAAGGAGATATTAAGAGAACCAAATATTTGAAACGGTTGTTTCGTAGATATAAGGTTACTAAAACTCTTAAAGAAAGATTGATACTTAACCACATCATTCTATTAAACAATGTTTTTGGTCCAGAAGTGACCGCAAGAATATTGTTTTATAGGATAGATGAACGAGATTATGATATTTTGAAAACCTTTTTGTTATATTTAAATATACTGCCTGAAGTAATTCGAGGCATTAATGGTAAAACAATTAAAACAACCGATATTCCGGTTGATATGAATATCGCAGAGATACTAAGGCAAATATGAGAACATTCAAACAATACGTTGATGAAAAATGTTGGACTGGATACAAACCAGTTCCTGGTAAAAAACCGTATTCTAAAGGTTCTTGTCAAAAAGAAGATACAGAACTCCAAATCGAACTCTATGAGTTAGATGAAGATTTTGAATATACTCATGTTGTAGAAGCAATTGATGAAGATGGAGAAACAATTGATTTGTTCCTTGTTGCTGAATCTGATGAAGAAGCAGAACTACAAGCAAGATTGATTGAAACTGCCGCATGGCAACGTAAAGCAGGCAAAGACCCTAAAGGTGGTTTAAATCGTAAAGGTATTGCTTCTTATCGTAGAGAACATCCTGGTTCAAAACTGTCTATGGCAGTTACAACAAAACCTTCTAAATTAAAAAAAGGAAGTAAAGCAGCTAATCGCCGTAAATCATTTTGTGCTCGTATGGGTGGAATGAAGAAGCGTTTAACATCAGCAAAAACTGCTCGTGATCCAGATTCAAGAATTAATAAAGCTTTAAGAAAGTGGCATTGCTAATGAAAAAATTTAAACATTTCGTAGAACAAGTTAAAAAACCAACAGGCAAATTAAAAGATGCTTGTTGGACTGGTTATACTGCCGTTGGAACAAAAGAAAAGAATGGCAGAACTGTTCCTAATTGTGTGCCAGTTAAAGAAGAAAAAGATGATGTTGGTGAAATGATTAAAGATAAGTTGCGTATCATTATTCATAATGCTGAAAAAATGCATGAAGAATTAAAAGATACTGACGATTTACCAGAATGGGTAAAATCTAAAATCACTTTAGCACAAGATTATGTTTCTACTGCTTACGATTACACTTGCGGTACACATGATTTAAAAGAAGATGGCATGGGTGGTGGTGCTGTTGCGGCCGCTCCAACCAATGTAGTCGGTGGTGGTGCAATTGCCGGCACAGGTGGTAAAGGTGGAGAACCTGGTGTTGATTTAAGAAGAAGAAAGAAAGCGCATAACCCTGTGATGGGTATGGTTCATCGTAAACCTCCAAAGATTTAATTATGTGGTACTTGTCATTTATTCCTGATTCTTTACTACATTGGTTTGTTCACGGTGTTGTTCTACTTGGTATTTTACTAAGTATATTGGGTATCTTTGCAAAAGAAATTCCTACAATCAGACCATACGGTTATATTGCTAAAATAGTTGGCATCGTATTATTTGCATTGGGTATTTACTTTGAAGGTGGTTATGGTGTAGAAATGACTTGGCGTGCCAAAGTGGAAGAATTTCAAGCAAAGATTGCTATAGCTGAACAACAATCAAAAGATGCTAACAAAGCTTTAGATGATAAACTGAGTAATAATAGAAGTATGATTAAGGATAGAGTAAATGCAAACAACAAAGCTATTGAAGATAACCGTGCTCGCATCAATGCTGACTGCCGTGTTAATGACATTGCCTGGATGCTCTACAATCGTTCCCTCGAAAATAGAGTTTCCGGAAGCTCCGTCACAGTTACAGGAGAAAGCACCGGAACTAAAGCCAGTACCGGCAGATAAAAAACAATTTACTGATTTACTTGAAAACGTAAATGAGAATTACGGTTCATACTATGACATCCGTGAGAAGTATAATGCTTGGATTGAGTGGTACAACACACAAAAAAGAATCTTTGAGGGTATAAAATGAAAAAATTAATTTTGATTTGCTTAGTTGCATTACTTCCTGGATGTGCAGTATGGGACATCTATACACAATCCAAATATGACACCAATGAATACAAATTGGTTACTAAGGTAAGAACACTTGCACAAACATCAAAAGGATGTGATGCAGAATCCGTTAAACAATTGTATTTCACAACATTACAATTGAATAACTTTAGTGAATATTTAAATGGCAACAATAAAAAGAGTGTTGAGATGAATACTGGATTGTTGAATATCGTAAAAGAATTATACGAGAAACAACAACCTATTGCACCAATGTATTGCAACGCCAAACTAAATATTATTGAAATTTCTGCCGAATCAATCCAAAAAGTTATGGGGACAAAACCAAGATGAGCCAAATACAACAGTTAGCTGCACTCGCACAACAATACCAAGAAGCTTATCAGTCTGGTCAATTATCTCCACAAGACTACAAAGAATTGGTTGAAAACTTAAACATTGCTGGTAACATTGAAGCTAATGCTGAAGAACTTCAACAAGACCAAATGTGTTATCAAATTTTAATGGGCGCCGTTGCTTTGGCACAGGCTGCCGGTTCATTCTAGGACTAAATTATGACTTTAGAACAATTTCAAGCCATTGTTGGTAATAATCCTTATGCAGAGCATTGGGTTGAAGCATTGAACAAATGCTGGGCTGATTATGACATTACTACACCATTACGTCAAGCTGCATTTATGGGTGAGTGCTGTGTTGAATCTGCCAAATTTACTGCAATTCAAGAAAACTTAAACTATCGTGCTACATCACTACACGCACAATGGAAATCACATTTTCCAACAATGGAAATTGCACAACAATACGAACATAAACCAGAAATGATTGCCAACCGTGCATATGAAAATCGTATGGGCAACGGACCAGAATCATCAGGTGATGGTTGGAGATTCCGTGGTAAAGGATTGATTCAATTAACTGGTCGTGATAACTACCAAGGTTTTGCCGATTCTTTAGGAATGAGTATTGATGATGCAGCTGCATATCTTGACACATTTGAAGGTTGTGTTCAGTCTGCTTGTTATTTTTGGGAATCACACAATTTAAATGCTTTGGCAGACAATGGTGATATTGACCGCATTTCACATATTATCAATGGTGGTTCATTGGGTCTTGATGAAAGACGCCATTATTATCAACACGCTTTACAAGTATTAGGTGCATAATGTCAAATCGAATCGAAGAAAAAGAAGAAACAGTCAGCACAGCCTGGATGCAAACATTATGGCGCCCCATGATGGGTTGGATGTATATGTTAATTTGCCTTGCAGACATGATGGTATTCCCGGTTTTATGGGCATTATGGCAAGGTGTTAATCATGTACCTATCACTCAATGGAATCCACTAACACTACAAGGCGCTGGACTATTCCATATTGCCATGGGTGCGGTTTTAGGTATCGCTGCATTTGGTAGAACACAAGAAAAACTTGCAGGTACCGCAGCCAATCCAACAGCTACTACACAGAACATCAATATGACTGGTAATGTATCAGGT